ATAAAGAATATGCTGTTCAAAATGGAATGCTTTTAAATTATCAACTTAATTGTCGTATGGATAAAGTTGTATTTATTGATGAATATATTAGAACAGCTGTTGATGAAGGAACTGTTGTAGTACGAGTTGGCTGGGAGTTTGAAGAGGGTAAACGAAGAGTTTGGGAAGATGTAATGGAAATGCAAATGGTCCTTGATCCACAAACAGGACAACCAGCTATGGACCCGCAAACTGGTCAACCAGTAATGCAAGAAGTAAAGGTTGGACAAAAGTCAAAAATTAAAACAGTTACTATTAAAAATCAACCTGTATTAACAGTTTGTGACTATAACAATATAATTGTAGATCCAACTTGTGATGGTGATTTAGAAAAAGCTAGCTTTGCAATTTACAGTTTTGAAACATCACTATCTGAATTAAAAAAAGATGGACGCTATAAAAATTTAGATGATATTAATTTTGAAAGCGCTTCAGTATTAGCAGAACCTGATCATGAGGTTAATAGTGACGATACTTCATTTACATTTAAAGATAAAGCTCGTAAAAAAGTTATCGCCAGAGAATACTGGGGGTATTGGGATATAGATGATACCGGGGAAGTTAAACCTTTTGTAGCTACCTGGATAGGAGATACACTCATTAGGATGGAAGAGAACCCATTCCCCGATAAAAAAATTCCATTCGTATTAGTTCAATATCTACCAAGACGTAAAAATATTTATGGAGAACCTGATGCAGCTCTTATTGAAGATAATCAAAAAATAGTAGGTGCTGTTACTCGAGGAATTATTGATATTATTGGACGTAGTGCTAGCGGACAACAAGGCATTCGTAAAGATGCCTTGGATGTTACTAATGCACGTAAGTTTGAACGTGGAGATGATTATAAATTTAATGCTAACGTAGATCCTCGTCAAGCATTTCATATGGAAGTTTACCCAGAAATACCTAGGTCCGCATTAGAAGTACTTAATATGCAGAACAATGATGCTGAAGCATTAACAGGAGTTAAGGCATTTACTCAAGGAATATCTGGGCAAGCGCTAGGCACTACAGCTACTGGTATTAGATCAGCACTTGATGCTACATCTAAAAGAGAATTAGGAATTTTACGCAGACTTTCAAATGGATTGAATCAAATTGGGCGTAAAGTTATTTCTATGAATGCTGAATTTCTTGAAGATGAAGAAATTATTCGAATCACTAATGAAGAATTTGTAGCTATTAATAGAAATGATTTAGGGGGTAAATATGATATTAAACTTAATATCTCTACTGCAGAAGCTGATGAACAAAAAGGAAGTGAATTAGCATTTATGTTACAAACTATGGGCAATACTATGCCTCCTGAAATGAGTCAAATGATCTTATCTGATATAGCTAAATTACGTAAAATGCCTGATTTAGCTAAACGTATTGCGGAATATCAACCACAGCCTGATCCAATGGCCCAGCAAAAAGCTCAACTTGAAATGGCATTGCTACAAGCTCAAGTGCAAAATGAGACTGCTAAAGGTCAAGAAAATGCTGTTGATGTTCAACTTAAAACTGCTAAGACTGCGACAGAACAAGCTAAAGCAAGAAGTCTGGAAAGTGGAGCAGATCTTACTGATCTTGATTTTGTGGATAAAGAATCTGGAAATAAAAATAAAAGAGAAGAAGCAATGGAAGATAAGAAACATGCGCATAATTTAGAAAATAAAGAATTTGATAGACAAGTTAATTTGGATAATAAACAACTTGATGCTGAAATAAATGTTGACAATACCGGAATTGATCGTTAAATAAACATTAAGGAGTTGTTTATATTAACTAAATCATAAGGTAGGTAATAATGAGTACAGAATTAGAACAAGTTGAAATACAAATTGAAGCTGCACAACGTATGCGTGAACTACGAGATAATTGTGTTAAATTAATGGACAGTAAATACTTTAAAGAAGTTATTGATGAAGGATATTTTAAAGAAGAAGCAGCTAGATTAGTTATGGCGAAAAGTTCTAATTTAAATGCTGATCAGATGAAAATTATTGATAATATGCAATATGGTATTGGAGCTTTAGCTAATTTTCTTGAATCGGTTATGAGACGTGGAGCTGAAATGGATACTGCTCTCGGAGAACATGAGCAAACTCGTGAAGAAATATTAGCGGAAGGATTAAATAAATGACAGATACCGCATTAGACTTAACTGACGAAGAATTTCTAGCTAAAGATCCTAATGATTTTTTAGCTGAAGAAACTGCTGAAGAAACAGCAGTTGACGAAGAGACTACTGCATCAGATCAAACTGATGCTGTTGAAGAACCCTCTGAAGAGGGTAGTGAAGCACAGGAGCAAACTGAAGTTGAAACTGTAACAGAAGAAGTAAGCCAACCTACGGAGGATACTCCGAAGGAGCCTGAACCTTTTGCTGGTAGTGATACGACAGAATCTCTTGATACTAGTAAGCCAGACTCGACTGACACAAAAGAGGATACTCCAGAAACAACAGAGTTTGATTACGAAAGTGCTTTCAAAAAGGTTACTGCACCTTTCAAAGCCAATGGTGTTGAAATGAAGGTTGAAACTCCTGATGATATTATCCGTTTAATGCAAATGGGTGCTAATTATCAGAAGAAAATGTCTCAATTAAAGCCTAATTTAAAGCTCATTAAAATGTTAGAAAATAATGAACTATTAGATGAAGCAAAATTAAATAACTTAATTGATCTATCTAAAAAAGACCCTCAAGCAATTACTAAGCTAATTCAAGAAAGTAATGTAGATCCTTTAGAGATTGACAAAGAAGCTGCAGTAAATTACCAGCCAAATAATTATTCTATTACAGATAAAGAATATAATTTGGACCGTGTTCTTGATGAAATTAAAGAAACGGAAACATTTACTAGGACTATCGATGTTCTAACTAAAGAATGGGATTCAGAAAGTAGAACTACTATTTCTGAACAACCTGAAATTATTTCTATAGTTAATGAACATATGCTTAATGGTGTCTTTGACCAAGTTCATACACAAATGCAACAAGGGAAAGTTTTAGGTAAATTTAAAAATATCCCTGATGTGGAAGCGTATCGACAAACAGCTGAAGACATGTATAAAAATAATAAGCTTGTTATGCCTAGTGATAATGGTAATAAAGCTTCTACTGTATCAAATGAATCTGTACCACAACAACAAGAAGCTAATGCTGATCGTAATAAAAAACGAAAAGCAGCAGCGCCAGTGAAGCAAGTTTCTTCTAAAAAAGGTCCTGCTAATGAAGACTTTCTAGGTCTATCAGATGAAGACTTTATGAAGAAATATGCTACACCGTAATTATCACTATTAACTAAAGAGACACATTATGGCTAATGAAAATGCATATAATTCCCCGTCTAGTACTGCTAGTGGGACTGCATCGGACATAGGCGCACAAGCAAGAACTGATTATTATTTTAAGAAAGCGCTTATTAGTGTTCGAGACCGGATGTACTTTATGCCGTTGGCAGATGTACGTGCTATGCCTAAGCATATGGGTAAAAAAATCAAGCAAGATGTATATGTTCCATTGCTTGATGTATTGAATACAGGTGACCAGGGAATCAATGCAGCAGGTACAGCTCTTACAGCTGGTACTTACTCTGCATGGAATTCTTCTGGTGTTCTGCAATCTTCTACTGAAGCTACTCGTGCAGCTGCTGTTACAGCGGCTGGTGCTGGTGGTGAAATTGGATTGAATGATCAAAACTTGTACGGTTCTTCTAAAGATACCGGTACAATTAAATCTAAAATCCCGACTCTCCGTGAAAACGGTGGTCGAGTTAACCGTGTTGGTTTTACTCGTACTCAAATTGAGGGCGAATTACTTAAACGTGGTTTCTTCACAGAGTACACTCAGGAATCTATGGACTTTGATTCTGATTCAGAATTATTGTCTCATATTACTGAGGAAGCTCTTGTTGGTGCTAACGAACTGACTGAAGCAGAGCTTCAGGCAGATCTTATTACTAATGCAACTGCTAATGGAACAGCTTATTATTGTTCTGCTAGTCCTGCTGTTACTACAGGTAGTAAATTGGCAGTTGATGAAGTAGTTGTATATCGAGATCTTATGAATCTATCGATTGCTTTGGATGACAATAAAACTCCTAAGCAAACAAAGATTATTGCTGGTTCTCGAATGGTTGACACTAAAACCATTAATGGTGGACGTGTAATGTATGTTGGTTCTGAACTAATTCCAGTTATACGAGCTATGACTGATCTTCACAGTCAGCCTGCTTTCGTATCTGTTGAAAAGTATGCTGATGCTGGAAATGTCATGAATGGTGAAATTGGAACAGTAGATCAGTTCCGAATTGTTGTAGTACCAGAAATGCAATTCACCGAAAACGGTGGTGCATCTGCCGCTGATACTGCAGGTACCGGAGATAATGGTGCAGACATCTATCCAATGTTGGTTGTTGGTGATGGTGCTTTCACTACTATCGGTTTCCAGACAGATGGCAAAAGTGTTAAATTTACCATCAACCATAAGAAGCCTGGTAAAGAAATAGCTTCTTTGGATGATCCATATGGTGAAGTAGGGTTCTACTCTATCAAATGGTATTATGGATTTATGGCGCTTCGTCCAGAACGTCTAGGAATTATTTGGACTGCTTTGGCAGCTGTATAATCATAAATAGATGTCACCTCGAGGGCGTTAGCCCTCGGGGGGACGTTTAACTAAGGAGAAGATGTATGCAAGTTGAAACACCTATTAGTGAACTCACTGATGAAGAAATTAAACAGGAATTAAAAGAATATGGAATTAAATTTCATCATAAGACAGGATCATCTAAATTAGCAGAATTATTGCATACTGCACGGACTAGTCCAGAAGCAATGGTGCAAGATATTCCGGTAGCTGTAGATGATAGACCTTATGAAGGTGGATTACCAGATGCTAGTGAAGCCGCTAAAGCAGCTGCTGCAAAAGCATTAACAAAAACGGGTGAGAAAGAGGCTATGAAACTTGTGCGTATTGTTGTTACGCCTAATGACCCATTGATGAGTAGTTATCCTGGTCTTATATTTACTGTAGGTGCTTCAGGACTTAATGGCGGAAAGATGATTAAAAAATATGTTCCTTTTAACAATGA